AGTTTTATAATAAATATATTTTATTAGTTTATGTTTTCAGTATATTCAACGGTTAGTGAATAAGTGAATGTAGCATCTCCATTATCAACCAAGCAACCCATAGTTTCTGTAATCAAATTGCCTGGGAAATGTATGTTGAATTCTGCTCTCAATTCATTATCAAGAATGATTGTGTCACCATTATATGTGGTGTTAAGCTGCTCTTCTGTAATTGTTTTTGTTAGTATTGTTTCCATATATTAAGATTTAAGTGGACAAGTTGAATTATATAGAGTTGAAACCTCAGTTGATGAGAGCACTCTTTGCCATACGTTTACTTCATCTATCTGACCTTTGACATATCCATCTGTTCCAGATGAACGTTTTCCTATATGCATCTCCTGAGAGTTTGCAAGAGTTGCTGAAGAAACTGTAGCATCTGTCCCAGCTTGAGAGCCGTTATAATAAACTTTAAGAGTTGAGTTATTGTATGTAAATCCAATATGAACCCAGGAGCCAGTAGGTATTCCAGAACCACGACCAACATTTGTTGCTGCAAGAGATACAAGAATATTACCTGTACTTTGCAAAACAAGCCTCCATCCATTTGAAGCGGTCCACTTTGATACAGCGTGCTGATTTAATTCTGAAGAGAAGTCTGTAATCTTAACCCAACAGAATACAGATATATTTCCTGAAGAGCCCTCCAAGAAAGTAGAATCTGAAACAACAGCATATTGAGATGTTCCATTAAGATTAATTGCATCGCTGTACTTTCCAGTTGTATATGTAGGAGAACCAGTAAGTGTAGCATTCAAACCATTAGGCCCAGAGTCTGTTGCAGTTCCGTTGAACTTATAGTATGCAGCAAGTGATGTTGTAGATATTGCATCTCCAGAACAACCGCCAAATGTAAATGGATTTAAAAGATAAGTCATAATTCTAAATTTTATTGGTCAATACGCTCTACAAGCATCGTGGTTCCAGCATTAATCTGGCAAGATGAAGCGTTTACCTCAGATGCAAACTCAAGTCTATATGAACCTCCTGCTGTACATATAAATATAATCTCACCCTCAATTGCGTGAGGTGTGTTGATGTTAGACACACCAGTTGTTATAAGCTCAGCATTTATAACGTTTGTCTGAATTCTTAAACCAGTTGCAGTTGCAAGCTGTGAAAGCTGACCTTGCATATATCCAACAAAGTTTCCAGTACAAGTTCCACCACCTCTTACCTTGATACCTGTGGTTGTAGCAGCTGTTTGAAATGTACCAACAAGTCTAACTCTATAGACAGCGCCAGCAACAGCTGTAAATGAACCAATTGTTATGTATACTGTGTTTGAAGTATTAGCAGTTGAAGAAGCCCAAGTCTGTGATAACACGTATCCTCCACGTCTAATACCACCAATATAAGTTGTATTATTCTCTGTAATATTTTTACTTGTAGCATCATTTAAAATCAAAACATTTGTTCCATTAGCCGTTGAACCAAATGAATTGATTACTCCAGCTAAGTTTCCATAAGAACTAGCACCATCAGAGTTAATAACAGTTCCGTATTGAGCATTTACAAAGTTACTGTTACCGCCAAGTATTGTTGAGTTTGCTCCAGTAGCTCCAGATATTCTTGAGAATATACTACTAACAATAGCACTTTCAATTTGAGAAACTATTAAGTTTTCTCTACCACCTAATATAACAGATTTGTTAGAATAAACTCCAGGTCTAATTCCATAAGTTCCTAGATAACCATCTTGAAAAGAGAAAGATGAGGTTCCAGAAACAGCATTATTTGTAGTTGAAGCATTCGCAGCATAACCACCAACAAACGAACCAAGCCCATATGCTATGTTTCCCTGTCCAATAGCTATTGATTCATCTCCTGAAGCTATATTAGATTCACCAACAGCAATAGAATTTGTAGCTGCAGATACGTTTATACCTACTGCAATTGAGTTTGTATTAGCAGTTGCACTTGAACCAACTCCAATTGAGCCAGTTCCAACTGTTGAACCAGAAGATTTAATCGAACCAGAAGGGTATAACACAATCTGGTCCGTAAATCCTGTACCATTTTTTATTTCGAAAGTACTCATATCTTATTTTCTAATTTTATAATTAAATAACACCCATTCCCATTCTGTTAATAATCAAGGCACAACCCCAATCAATAGTTGTTAAGGCTTGTCCTCTTACCAAAACTCTTACAGATGTACCAGAGATGTCCATATTTACATCGGCAAGTCCTGTGAAGTCTGAACTAAATATCTTGTTTAACTCACCAATCTGCGTAACAGTACCGCCATTATTCTTGAAGCTTCCAATTATCTTGCAAGTAAGCCCAGAGTTCGTGTCAGTTGTACCAGCACACACATTTGCCTCAATCATATAAACATATTCAGATGAAAGCGTAGCTGTTGCAAGCGTTGTTTGTGTAGCATTTGAAGTCTGAACACTATAGTGTGACGTTTGATAGATGTCATCAACAGTCAAGTCCTCATTCATCGTTACACTTGAGTTGAATGTTGTTGCACCAGCAACTGTTCCACCAGTAAATGATGAGCCAAGTGGTGAGAATATTGAGTATAAGTTTGTACCACCAGACAATATTGTGCCACCAGATAGCGTTCCTGCAGATAAAGAAGTAGCAGTTATAGCTCCAGCCTGTACAGTTCCACCAAAAGCAGTTCCAGAGAACGTCAAGTTGTTCACAGAAGGTGATGCAGCTAGGTTGACAATTGGGTTATTTGCAGTACCTCCAGTTGTTATGTTGCTTCCAGGTTGCACTCTTGTAATATCAGCATCTCCAATCTTTGCAAATATTGAATAAAGATTGGTCCCTCCAGATAGAATTGTACCACCTGAGAGTGTTCCAGCTGAAAGAGAAGTGAATGAACCAGCACCTGCTTGAACTGTTCCACCAAATGCTGTACCTGAGAACGTCAAGTTATTCACAGATGGAGAAGCAACAAGGCCAACAATAGGAAAAGCTATTGTGCCACCAGTTGTTATGTTGCTTCCAGGTTGAACTTGTGTATATCCACTACCTCCACCTCCACCAGTTGCTCCTGATACTATGAAACCGTTTGCATCAACACCAAGTGTAGAAACTGGAGTACCAGCCAAAATACCCACATTAAGCTTAGGAACATATACTGCATCATTAACTGTTGCAGAAATAAAGCTTCCACCAATAATTACAGAGTTTGTAGCTTGTAAAGAGTTATTGTTACCTCCAATTATCGCTGAATACTGTGAAGTTGTAACTATATAGTTGTTTGAACCAGCTAATATACCTGAATCTTCTCCATCATTTGTGTTGGAAATACCACCAATTATAGATGCTTTCTTTGCATTAACTATGTTGTATTGACCTCCTAATACAGAAGAGTAAAGTGCATTAACTTGGTTGGTGCTACCACCACCAATAAATCCATTTTGAGTGTTATTGATTTGGTTGTAGTATCCACCAGCTATAATTGAACCAGCAGCGTTTGTTATATTATTGCTTGAACCTCCAATAATTGCAGAGTCAGTTCCTGATGCCCCATAAACTGTATTGAATGAACCAGCAAAAATACCACTCCTAGTTGATTTGGCGCTATTTACTCCACCACCAATCGCAACAGATGTTGTACCTGTAGCTAAGTTTGAGTTACCCCAAGCTATGTTATCAGCTGTTGCAACAGATGAAGATGTTTTCATAGCATAACCAGTCGCAACTTCAATTGTCTGTGCTGTGAATGGGCCAGTCATTACACCTCCAGAAAGTGGAAGATAGTCAAGTCCAGAAATAGTTCCACCTGAAAATATGAAAGTAGCACCACTATTAATTGTGATTGACTCTGTAATGTTTACATTTTGAATGTAAGTTGTATCACTTGTGGTTGCTGTTATGTTATTACCAAATATAATAGCATTATCAGCTCCATCAATTATGTTATTATCACCTACAATAAATGACTTCTCAGCGTTTGTAACAGTCGAACCTGAACCAATTACCATAGCCTTGGTTTCATCGCCTGAGACGTTGTTAGAATCACCTAGAATGAAAGCCTTTGTTCCGTCACCAACGTAGTTATTCTCACCATTAACAATTGTACCTCTTGAGTTGAGTACGTTGTTTGTAACTCCACCAACAACAATACCACCAGTATTGAGTACAGTAGGGTCATTCTTACCAAGTGTTCCACCAGGACTTACAGAAATTGTAGGACCAGTTGCACCAACTGTGGTTCCAGAGTCTCTGATGATACCTCCAATAAGTTCTGGTCTATTCCACTTTCTGTTTCTAGTTGAGAACTTAATACCTTCATCTACCTTAAGAAGCTCAACCTTTGTAGGTGCCAAGCTAATTGGGTCAAAGTCTATGACCTTATTGATGACATAGTATGTATCCTTGATGAATATCTTGTCGTTGAATCTCAAGTTCAAGATGTCAACATAGTTCAAGTCAAAGTATGCAGTAACCAATCTACCATCAAGTAATTGGTCGATGAAGTTGAAGTAGTATTTATTGGCCAGGTTGTTGTCTGTCAAGCTACCATAGTCATAGTAGAACAAGAATGGTGTCTGTCCAAAGTTAATATCTTCAGTTGGATACTGAGGTCTATCAAAGTGACCAGCGTATGGGTATGTAGCAAAGCTTGCTGTCTGGCTTGTACCACCAGAAGTCAAGTATGAGAATGTCCAAGTCAAGTTAGATTGTTGAATCCAGCTGTCTGGCTTGTACAATATTCTAATATTATTCTTTGGTGACTGAGAAACAATAGCTGGAACAGTCAAGTTGAATCCGTTCTTTACAAGCGGTGTTGGACTGAATATAACCTCATTCTTTTTCTCACCAATCAAGAAGTCATTATCGAATACATATTTCTTCTGACCGTATACTTCGTTTGTTTGCTCGAAGTAGCTCTTGTTGAAGTCGTCAGAATCCTGCTTATACGTCAAGATAAAGTCCTTATTCTGAAGCTCAGGAATGAATTTAATATCAATATCCTTATCAATATTGATTTTATCTGTCCAGTCTATAGCTGTATTCCCTGAGTAGTACTCATCCCTTGTCTTAATGATAAGCTTATTGCTGAAATCATCATCCTCCTCAATATATAAGTTGAACATCTTGATGATTGAAGAGAACACTTCTTTGAACTTTACATTCTTTGGAATGAATTCATTCAAGTATATTGTATCACCATCAACCAATTCAGTCTGATGAGGGTAGTTAATGAAGAAGTTATCACCAGCAGTCTGTGCAGAAAGCGATGTATCAAATCTAAATACATAGTTTGGCAACACGCTTGGCCCAGAGAATGTAGTTCCAGTCTTAAAAACTGTACCTCCAGGCAATACAATCTCAGGCTTTATTACCAAGTGGAATACATCACCGTTTGAAGCAGCGATGTTTGAGAATGTCTTATCAATAATTGTCTGAGAATATCCAGTTGAACCAGTAGGAATAAGCTGACCAAGTGATACATTTGATGTTGAACCACCTGCAGCTATGATATTATTGTTCTTATATAGGTAAACCTTTGGTTGATACCTAGCATTCTGAAGAGAGTTAGGTGCAGAACCAAATGAATTCCACAGTTTAAGCTGTGTATTGTACTGGTTTTGTACCCAAGAGTCAGCCTTAATCCTAAATCTGAAGTCAATTATCTGGTTATTTGCTGATGTGTATTTATACGTAGCAACATTATATGTGTTTCCAGAATCAAAGTATGGAAGGTCCTGATTATTATCAGAGTTGAATGGTACAGTAAACCCAGAATAGAATACAGTAGATACAGAGCCAGAGAATGTATAGTTATTCGTAGCCGCTGTCATACCAACCTGAAACTTTCTTGAGTCAATTTCAGCCTGTGTATTAACCATCTTATCACCGTTGAACGGTATGATTAGCTTCTTGAAGTAATCACTCTCAAAGAAATTAGACTCATATGAGTATTCAACCTCCTGAAACGCCTTATCAATATACGCCTTAAGGTAAATAGCTGGCTGGAAATCCTTCGTATTGTACGATGTTGTGTTTCCATTATAGAGCATAGGATAAGTCCATATGTCCTCAGCTGTGTGGCCAGATGAACCAACGATTGAAGAGTAACCATATGTGTGGTCGTATTGACTGAAGTCTAAGTCCTCAAGCAATAGCTCACCAATTTTGTCGTAGAAGTTTGTAGCTTGGTCGAAGATAAGCGCCTCATACTCGATGAACTCATCACCACCTACAGATGTTGGAGAAACTTTCTTGATTCCCATCAATCTGAAGTAACCCTTCATCAATATAACGTCACCACCATAGATGGTGCACTTAACTTTCCTGTTGATGTCAAAAGAAGAATCTTTAACTGAAATGTTGAACAGATGCCCAAGCAAATCGTTATTCAGCTTTGTTCCAGGAATTGTAATTGTCTTTGAGAAAGAAGAATTCTTTTTAGAAATATCTTGAACCTCAGCAATTGAGTAGTTAAGTGAAACAGGTACGTTATCGTATAGTTGAAGGTCTCCTAAATCTTGTAAGTAAATCCTAGTTTGATTCTCCATATTTTTAATACTTTCATATAAATATTAAAATTATGAAAGTGTTTATCATCCTCTTTGGACCTCATCACGTTGTGCTAACTGGAACTGAAGAGTAATATTGAATATCTTGTCCTTTACACGCTGTTTAACGGTGTATGACGTATCTGAAATGATAACTGGTATCCAATATCCAGACGAGTCAATATAATACACCTCAGGGCTTGTAAATAGCTCCTTCAAATATTCAGCCTCACTCTCTGTAACCCAGTTTGAATTTACTGTATATTGTTGTGTTTCTGTTACACCCATAACAGTTCTACCTCTATCATATGAATTATACCCCCAAGTGTTTGAAGTTGGGTAATAGTCACCAGTCAATTTCTTGAATTCCTTTCTATCAATATTGATTGTCTTTGTTGAAGCCAGGTCAAAGTTGAATGAAACGAATGAGCCAAGCCTATCAAGGAATATAAGTTGATACTGGTCATATGGTGTACACTTCTCATATAGGTCGAACACAAGAACTTCAGATGTAATTGCTGATGCAGATGTCTCTGTGTACGCTGAGTATCTCTTGTTAGCTGAAGTAAGAACTGGCTGAGACCCTGATGATAGCGTTGCGTTGTTCAAGTTATATGGACCCATTCCAATTGTCAAGTAGTTTGAAGATGTCAAGTTGATTTTATATTCACCTCCAGTATCTGTCTTGATTACCAATCTACCAAATGCTGTTGAACCTGTTGCAAATGCGTTGATGCAAGCTCTTGAATTGAGTGCGAATCTGTAGTTGCTTGGTACATTCGTCAAGAATCTCCCTTGGTCAGTTGTATTTATATTGAATTGGTGGTAGTCATAGTTGCGGAACTCCTGATGTCCAAGTGCAGCGTTGGTAACATACAAGCAAGTAGTTGCTGTAAGTCCTGTAAATTGAGTCTTTCTATAGTCTGAGTATATAATTGTTCCAGCCTCAGCTCCAGTTGAAGCTCCAAATGGCTCATTAATAACAAGTCTATAGGCATCAAGAACATATGCAACAGTCTGAACACCGTCATATCCAGGGTTTGTTGCACCAGTTGGGTTCTGTGTAACAAGGATTGAGTCACCAACTGACTTATAGTGAGGAGTTGTACCTGTAAATCCAACCAATCCAGAGTAGAAAAAATTGTCTGTAAAGTTCCAAGTGTATTGAAATTCCTCTCCAATTTGGATATTGAACTTATTAAATGATGCATTTGCCTGTACAGAACCAGTTAAATTTGGGTAAATATCTGCAGAAACCTTTGTTTCAAGTGAACGATGTGCATCAAAAACTCCGTATCCATCGACATTTGCAGGCATTTGAAACCTACCTATTCTATTTGTGGTAGAACATCCTGAGTATACATCAAAAATAAAATTGAAGTCTGTCTGATTCTTGTTGGTAGAATCAACAACAGTTATAATAGGATTGTAAGCTGGGTTCAAATCCTGTGGGAATATCAATTTAGTAATAGCCATTTGTGCGTTTATTTATGATAAATATTAATTTCCTCTGATTGTTTGTGCAAATGCCTTGGCAGTTTCTTTTTCTATGAATGAAATTAGCTCATTAGAACTGAATACCTCGTCAGAAATACCATATTCTTCATCAAGTGGAGTGAAGTAATCCTCACCCTTAATATCAAATCCACCCTTTCCATCTGGTGTTACTTTGATTGACTTGAGGAGTCTACCAGTCTTAACGAGACCTTTCTCCTCAATCTTTTCCTTGATGAGGTCTTCAATCTTTCTTGCTATTTTATTGTAGTCTATTTTCATTAATTTTAATAATTTGGAATATTATATGAAACAATCATAATACCTGATGCTCCATTACCACCATAACCAGTTTGTGATACACCGTTTGAGGCACCTCCACCTCCTCCACCACCATATCTAGTACCAGCTGAACCATCTCCATATTGCCATCCAAGCTCAGTATCTACAGGATATGAGTTACCACCATCTCCACCATAGTTGTCAGTACCAGTACCACCAGAACCAACTCCTCTATTACCATCACTTTGTGAACCATTAAGTCCATTTCCAGTAGAACCAGCAGCACCACCACCTCCACCTGTTTTCTTTGTAGGTGTTCCTGCTCCAGTAGCTCCGTTACCACCGTAATATGTAACTTGACCTATATTAACTTCTTCACCTTGAATTGAATTACCTCCACCAAATTGAATATTTGTACTACTTACTGGGTACTTATTACCTCCACCGCAAGCTCTCAAAAGAAGTGAATATGTTGAAGAACTAAGCATAGTATTTCCACCTATCTTTAAAGCTCCTTGAGAAGTATCTGTAAGTCCATTACCGCCAGCACCAATTGAATAATAGTATGTAAATCCAGATTGAGCTGTGTTTATTATGGACCTAGCATATCCACCACCACCACCTCCAGCATATCCAACATTATCAATACCACCACCCCATCCAGCAGCACCACCACCAATAGCCTCAACAGTAAATGAAGTTACATTTGATGGAATTGTGAATGAACCAGTAGTAACAGATGATAGGATGAGTGTAACAGCTGATACACCCACCATAGCATCTTGAAATAGACCGTTCTGAATTATATTGCTTTGTTGAAGTCCCATATCTTATATTGTTGTACGTCCTTCTAATATGATTTTTAATCCAGCTGCAGAAGTTCCAGCAGCATCAATATCAACTGTGAACTTTCCATACTTAGAAATTGATGATGTAGTTGTTGCAGTTGTTGCATAGAATACACCAGATGCCAAGCTAATCGGAGTTGAGAACACAGATGAGCCATTATAGTTAACGTCAACTGTGGTTGTGGTTGAACCAGTTGTTGTAAGTGTTGCTGTTACACCTGTAAGTGTAAATGTTCTTGGCGCATAGAATGTAATCTTGTTGGTTCCAGTTGTGATAGCTGTTGTTTCATCAGAAGCTGCAGCCATAAAATCATATGGGAACAAAGCTGTCTGTGGAATGAATATGCTGTACAAGTTTGTGCCACCTGAAAGTATTGTACCACCAGATAGAGTTGTTGCAGAAAGCGCAACACCAGTAGCTGTTCCAGAGAATGACAATCCATTTATTGAAGGTGATGCAGCCAAGCTAACAGTTGGATTATTTGCAGTACCTCCAGTTGTTATATTACTTCCAGGCTGAACTCTTGTTATATCGTTTGTATCAGATGTTGCGAATATTGAGTATAAGTTTGTACCACCAGAAAGCAAAGCTCCTCTTACATCCAAGTTATTGGTGTATGTTGTGCCATCTGTGGTTCCAGTTATACCATTACCACCGATGATTTGAATGTTATTCTTACCTGAAGTGATTCTGTTATTCTGTCCACCAACTATATTCGATAATGATGTACCACTTTCAATAGCATTTCCGTTGTAATCTGTAAACGTTGTAGTTGCAGTTGTATTGTTCAACACAGAAATTGTGGTAGCACTTGTAACAGCAAGAACTGTGTTACCTGAAACAGTCAAGTTGTTCAAGGTTGCAGCTGATATATTTACAGTTGGCAAATTTGAAGTACCTCCTGTGTAAGTATTCAATCCATTCTGAATAAGCGTTGCACTTGAACCAGCTGTTAAAGCAGAGCTGCTTATGTATTTGATTTGCCCTGTGGTATCGCTTACCAACACACGAGTTTCACTTGTACCACTTGTTATTCCAGATACAGTTAATGTTCCTGAAATAGTTGTATTACCACTAACCTGCAATCTTTCTGTAGGGTTAAAAATACCAACACCTACCAATCCATTTGTATCAATAATGAACGGAGTGAAGTCTGGGTTTGTTGAATCTTCAAATAGAACAGTTGCTCCAGTTGTTATGTTATTTACGTGGAATCTAGCCTGAGGATTTGTTGTTCCAATACCAACCGTTCCACCAGAAGTGATTGCAATATACCCAGCCTCACCTAATACGTTGAAGTAGTTACCAAATTTAGCTACGTTGTTAGCTCTGTCATATCTAATACCAGCATATCTGAAGTTACCAACAGGGTCAGAAGCACCAGCTAAAACATATCTATCAGCTGTACCAGCTGAAAAGCTATATATGTTTTGACTGAATGAACCATATCCTGCAACAGACAGAGCTGCTACATCAGATAGGGTTCCTCCAGTAGATTGTCCAATAATTGTTAGTGTGTTACCGTTAAACCTCAAGTTAGCCTCAGCATTTGCTGTATTAGATGTTCCAAGAGATGTTAATACTCTATCATTCGTTGGGTTTGTAATCAAGTCAACAGGAGCAAAAATACTTGTTAGGTTTGTTGAACCTGATAGAATTGTTCCACCAGAAATGGTTGTTGCGCTTATTGCTGGACCTACAACTGAACCAGAGAATGTCAAGCTATTCACAGATGGTGAAGCGGAAAGGTTAACTATTGGGTTGTTTTCAGTTCCTCCAGTTGTTATATTGCTGCCAGGCTGAACTCTTGTGATGTCATTAGAGTCAGTTGTAGCGAAAATATTATATAGGTTTGTTGAACCTGAATAGATTGTTGCAGCAGAAACAGATGTTACGCTGATATTATCGTTCAAGTTTACAACAGGGAAGTTAGCTGTCCCTCCAGTATTAATGTTTGTTCCAGGTTGAACCCTTGTTTTATCCCCTTGGTCCTGAGCAATCGTTGTAATGATTGTGTTAAGATTGGTTCCAGCTGAATAAATTGTGGTTGCACTCAATCCATTAACACTCAAGTTACCACCAGTTGCAGTTCCAGAGAAAGTCAAGTTGTTAAAACTTGGAGAGTCAACGATGTTTACTGTAGGCAAATTACCAGTTCCACCTGTGTATGTGTTAACACCAGGCTGAACACGAGTAATATCTTCAGCCCCATCAATAAGATTGTTGATTACCTGCTCAAGTGATGTGCCACCTGAGATGTAATTGTCAAAAGTTGCTGTATCTCCTGTTAAATTATTAACAACTGTATCACCATTTACAGTTAAGTCACCAAGGAAAGTTGAATTATTAACAACAGAACCACCTGACCAAACAGATGATGAGCTGTTTTGAATTTCAGTTGTGATATAATCTTGAAGGGTTGTACAACCTGTTACAGTTGAGCAATCAAGATACTGAGTGTTGTATGTTACAGCAGAGAAGTCTGGGCCAAGAGCTGAGAATCCTTCAATATCTTCCATAGGAAGTCCACAGAAAGTGTTGTTATTTACAAGTTGAAGGATAAGGTCGAACTCCCATCCTGCTGTAAAATCATCTTCAAACTCTTCTAAATTTGTAAAATCAATATCACCAATAATATTAGCATTTGAACGCTGATAATATGGGTGCTGATTGAGTTCGTTTACAATATCCTGTGAAATTCTTAACGTATCGCTGTGAACATCCTTTTCATTTGACTCGTCTTGAGATACAAGGTCTATAACTTTGCATACAAGTCTTACTTCAACTGTTGAGAACTGGCCATTTCTTTGTGGCATTCTAGCAAGCTCAGGATAAACCTGAAGAACTGGATAGACAATATCTTCATTATTCTCAAGTTCCCAATTCTTCCCAAGGAAAAATGTATTAATCTGGTAGTGTCTCTGAGCGATGCTCCTAAGAATCTCAACAACTTGGTTGTATGTTATTACTTGCGCCATTTATTTTAATGTTTTTTCTTTTGCTTTTCTTATTTTTTCCAACTCTATATCTCTTTCCTTCCAGTATGATAGCAAGTTCAGAGCTACATAGATATTTACCTTATACACTTCCTCAAATTTCGTCACATCGCCTTTGGCCAGTTTCTCAATAATCGCAAACCAATCCCAGCGAGAAAAGCCAGAGCTTAGTTCTTTTTCACGCTCTTTCTTGTACTCTTCGATTTCTTCGGGTGACATTCCGACATATTCATCCTCGGAGTTTCCACCACCTTCAAAAAGTCCGCTGAAGTCTTTGAAGAGCTTTTCTCGCCATCGAAAAAAAAATCAAGGCTGGAAATGACATCAGTTATGTATATCCTTTCACTATATTCATTAACGATTTTGACAATATCATCAGGATTGAAGTCCATCAAGTTGCCTTCATCGTCAAGTTTTCTAAACAGAACAGCAAGAGCTACCTCATATGGATTTAAGTCTATGTTCTTATCCTTAAGCAACATCTGAATTGAAGAGAATTCACCAACGTTTATCTTGTTGTAATCCTGCTTAAGAGCAAATCTCTGACCATCAATAATGAATAAGTTCTCTCTACCCTTATACTTATCAGGGTCAACCTCTTCAAATAGCCAAGAAAAGTGCTCCCTAACTAGGTTGAACTCTTCAACATACATTCTGTTTAATACACCTTCAAACGCCTTATCACCAGATAGAGATGTTAAAACTTTAACAATTGCATCTACATCTGAGTAATATTCATCCTGAGTTGTGTTAATCAGGTGAATGAACTGCTTGAATGTGATTTCTTCCCATACACTTGGTAATGTGAATACTTTTCCTTCTTTTCTAATCTCAATCATTTTTCTAATTTTATTATAAATATACTTTTTTGTTTAGCGTTTACAATTACATAAATACTGGTTTTGACCACCTCATATCAATTATTCCCTGATATGCGAATGCAGAAGCCATCACAATATCATCGTGGCCATATGCAGCAGAGAAAGTTATGTTCCCATTTGCCGTCAAGCTATACGTAAACGCCTTGAACTCTTCCTTGATGACATCCTCATTAATCAAGTGTAGCTCACGATTGTTAAATGCTGACATAAATTTGTTAATCAATTCGTTCTTGCTCCTTGCATTTGTCTGGAATCTCTCAATATTGGTAACACCCATTCGCTGTAGTCCATCAATTACAGGTATACCTTGGTTGTTTTCCTCGATGACAATCTTCCTAGGGTTCCACTTTGAGAAAAATTCCTTAAGCTTTGTCTGCATCGTATGGGTATCAACCTGATTAAATCTGATGTAGTCCACCATATTCCCTGAATCGTCAAGACATACTGCTACTGTGTAGTCAGTTTTAAAGGCTATATCGACCCCTATGCTGTAAGATTTACCATAAACTGGACCTGATACCCTATGAAGAGTAGAAACCTCGTCTACGTACTTAAAAATACCTGTTGCATCAACAAACTCACCTAGATATTCCTGTGCAAATATGTCATCTGGAAGGACCTGCTTCTGCTGCATAATGAATTCAAGGTTAGCATAAGGGTTCTGATGATAGGTAATCTTATAAGACTTATATCCTTTTTCTAAATTTAGACCCAAGCTATACATTTTAGCAAAGAAGTTTTTACCCTTTGGTGTGCTGCAAATCAGGCACTTACGACCTCTTACTGAAAGTGTTGGTGCAAGTATTGTTGTCCAAGTATCTTCCTTGATGAAGGCTGCCTCGTCAAGAAGTAGGTGTGTATTTGAATAACCACGCAGGGAGTTCTCTGATGCGGCTGAACGGAATATGATGACGCTCTTATTATTGAAGACAACCTCAGCATCACCAGTCTGTGCTTTTGAGCTCTTGATAAGGTACTCAGCTGCTGGTTCAATCAGGGAAAGGATTTGCTTGTATATCTTTTTAACCTGAGAGTCTGTAGGGCTGACAATCATTATGTGTTGGCCAGGCTCGCTCTGAGCCCAGTAAATAGCGATTATAGCAAGTAGGAAAGTTTTCCCTACCTGTCGTGAGCCATTCAAGATAATGAATTTATCATCACTCTTGAGACAGCTCTTTACAACTGGAATCTGTGCATCGTATGGCTTTGGTAATGTTATGTTAACTTTCTTGCTCATCCTCTTCTTCTGTTGCATCATCTACACCAGGAATTGAAAGCTTAATGTCAATCGCACCTGAGTGTTCAATCTTTTCAGGTTCATAAAATCCACACATCTTAATAATCATATCACGAAGCTTTGCATAGGCTGAGAATTGTCCCTGGGCCTTTGCCTCTTCTGCTGTCTGAATAAGGTCCCTGATTGTTCCTTCCTTTGTCTGGCGATACTCAACAGCAAATTCTTCCTTAAGCTGGTCTATTTTTTCCTTAATGTCAGGCTTTGTCAACAACTCATTCCCTTCAGTCTTGGCTGTGCCATACTTAACATTTGGGAATGCGAATAGGTACGCCTGAGTGGCGTTGCCGTACTCTGCGTAGTGCTGACAGAACTTGTCGTGAAGTGGTGTCATCTTAAATATCTTCTTGGCCATATCCTATTATTTACTTCTACATTCTTCACAGCTCTTATATCTCTTGTCTGTGATTACATTTCCACACTCACATAGCTTCTCAGTTGAAGTTGTGCTTGAAGTATAAGCTTCTACTTCGTTGAGTGCCTGCAAGTTAGCTACAATTGCTTCTTCATTTGCAATTAGGAAATAATTTAGCTTGGTCTTAGCATCTCTAAGGTTTGCCTGACAGCTCATACAGGTAGCCTGACGAGGGTCAACAAACATTTTAACCAGGTTGAACACCTCAACAGCTTCACTTTCTGTGTATTGGTATTTCTTCTTGTGCAATCTCATCGCATCAAGTTGTTCTTGGGTTACATCTTTATATGTTAACATAATCTGTGGGTTATTATTTTTGTATAAAATTGGCATATCATAGGTTAATTGGTAGTGCTCCTATTAGTCTGCTGTAGGTTGCGGCCAGAAATGAGGCTGCAATTGCAGCGATTGGATTCCAGAATAGAATGAGTGTAATCCAAAGGCTCATACACTTATGGCACCTTAGAGCCGATTTAATAGCATTTGTGTACTTGTTTGATGGAATCATATCAACAAGGTATTTAAACGCTGGGAATTCGGTGAATAACCAGGCTAAAAGGAATCCGTATATTATTGTTGTAATCATATCGTTTAATAAATATATTAATCTAAGTATCGTTTATTGTTTATATATCCCTTTACCTTTGTTAAGGCTGACTGCACATAGATATACACAGATGGTGTTGGGATATTCAGTTTCTTGCTTATCTTTCTGTATGACAGTTCTTTCTTGAAGTAGAGTGTGAAGCATTCATACTCTGTGAGGAACTTAGGGTCCTTGTTTAGCCAGTAGTTAAGTGCATCATCAATCAGTTGAAGTCTGTATTGGTCGAACTCTTTATCTTCATCGTCTTGCACCTTATCCTTAAATGAAGAGGGCTCCTCAAGATATTCTT